CCATCCTCACCTCCGGTACCAATAAATCCGCATAATCCACCACAATAATATCAGGTATAAAACCATCTGCTTTTTCCCATACACCCAACGTGGCTCGTATTTGAGCGATCGACAGGGTGTTATTGGCATGGGTACTTAATCTCATGTGGCGGGGAGTGTTGATGAAAAAACTGTGTATCTTTTTTGTTGCCTCCTCTTTTGTCAACGGATCCACCCCATCAACCCATTGCAACCACACCGCACCCCAATTGTTTTTATCATACTCCTTACACCTTGTACACCTCACATACTCTTTGTTATTCTCATAAGCATCAATCAACTCATCCATTTGCACCTCGGTGCGTATCTCATTTATATCCCTCCCTTCGAACACACCAAACGAGCACACCCTGCACTCACGTCTGCACGTGTCTGTTTGGTTATGGACACAATCCCGCACCGGCTCGTAATGCCCCACACAGTATCGTTCACGGTCTGACCTTCTTGCCAAATATATTGCAACTCTTTTGAGCAGTTGTCCCTCCGTCAAATCCCCTGCTTGAAAAAAGGCAACCCTTTTCCCTTGTTTGCAAGCCTTCATAGCCATATCCAACATCCAAAAAGTTTTACCACGTTTCTCCGGTGCAAGGAATGCTACAAGGGATGCACGTGTGAGTTGATGACCAAAAAACTCTCCCATCCTTCCATCATATTGTATCAACGGGTCGCTTGCCTCATCAAATGCCAGCTCCACCCTTTTTAAAACAACCTCGCTGTTTAGTATAAGTTCTGTTTCTGACCCATTCATAATGGGGTGATATTCACAGGCTGTCTTTTCAGCCTCATCTACTTCTCCCTCTGCAAGCAGTCCTTCCAACCTCTCTGCGTGTCGCAAAACACGACGCTCCCTCAAATATTTATACGTCTCATCTAACGTATATTGTAAATTAAAACCTCCCTCCGCAAACTCCTCACTTAACTTTGGTAAAATATCCTGTTCAATCTCCTCTGCCACATCCTTACCAACACCACCATCTTTTAACTTTGCATAAAATATCCCCTCTATGTCCTGCATTGGTGCCCGATTGTACCTTTCAAAATACTCCCAACACCACCCTGCCATCCTCCTTGCCGTAACACTCTCTAACAGGTGGGCGTCCCACATGTGTCGTACTTGTTGGAGGAAGTCAGTCGATACGATTAACCCTATTATAATCTTCCTCTCAATCATACAATACATTCCCTTCCCTGTCTACCCAATACTTACCATTGGCTGATAATTTATATGTACGTCCATTCTCAATCCTTGTTTGCGGTTTATCCCTATCAAATGGTTTTGTCATCTCATTTGGATCATCCATCCAACGTCGTTGGTTTAACCAAGTTGTAGGATGAGGGATGTATTGTGGGTCCCTCCAACGCTCGGACTTCATCTGTATTAACAAAGCCCGTTTAATATCCCTCCACGAGGGACGTTCCTTTGGTGGTTTACCACAAATGGAGATCCATTTTGATAGTGCTTTACCTTTATCTACCTTCCTTGGGTAAAGTTTCCAAAAGTCCTCGAACATGGTTTTTGTTATTGTATTTGGATGAAGTTCTTGTGAGGAAGAAATAGATGAAAAAGAAGAAGCGGGCGAAGCTTCTTTTTCTATATTAGTTCTTAAAGCATTTGTCCCCAAGATTTCCACCGGGTGGGAAACCGTGTGGATGGCTTTTTCAGAAGGGGATAAATTTAATTTTATATAATGCCCTGTAATTCTGTTGTTTTCGTCATAGGTTTTTTTGTCCTCTATTAAACCCAATGTGATTAAGGTTTTTTTATTTTTTTGGACACGGACTTTTGACCATTGTAGTCCTTGAGCGACAAAGAAGGTGGTTGCTTTTGCACAATTGGTCCTTTGCCATTTTGCCGTATAATAATAGAATGTATATAAGGCTACAAGATCTGAGGGACTTTCCATTTTAAGTAAATGGTCCAGTAGAAGTTTTGACAATACAATTGGTTCTTGTTGTATGTCATACGTAATATTCTCAATAAGTTTGGATTGTGAATGGGTTTTTGTTCTTATCATTTGATTATGATTCAAATTAAGACAGTAAAGAGGTTTCGGAGAGACCGCTCCTACTCCCTCTTACTGCTTGTTTAATAAAAACCGAAAAAATGGAACATTTTTGCTGAACTCATGTCGGTCTCCATGTCAGATTTCGTGAGAACGTTTTACGTTGTTGTAAAAAACAAATATAATTATAATAATTAACATTTGCAAATTTATTTTTAACTGTTTGATTATCATAACTGTTCACTTAGTTCATGTAGCCACTTTTTGTCTTTCATATTTTTGTGTAACGTTTCCAACTCTGCACAAAGTTCTTCATACGTATTGCCCATAGCTACCTGCGATGGTGGATTGGGTATTTCTGCATAAAGGGTAAGGGCGTGGGCTGGATTTGTGCAAAATAGTTCACGTATGACAGTTAGTTTTGGTGTGTCAGGCATGTAGTCAAAATGACATAGGTAAACTATGCCACGTATTGACTTTGGGATTTCTGTACCAAGCAGTGTTTTCATTTTATTTCTTATTTCCAAAATTGCCACCATTTTTTAGTCCTCACTTTTCTAAGTTCTCGGTTAGCTATTCTTGATATACCGAGTTCAACTCTTAGTGATTCAATTGTTTTATCCCTTGTAGCCAGTTGTCTTTTTAAGTTGACAATGGTTTGCTTGTCACGTTTAATGACATCCTTGAATTGTTCTCTGCTGCTCATTCCGCAAGATTTTTAAGTTGTTTTGCTAATCTTCTTGTTTCTTTAGCCACTTCCACTTTCGGCCAACTCGACAAGGAATCTCCGTAATGCGCTGTGTCAAATCCAACAACCCATCCTTCTTTATCCTTCTCTCCAAGTTCTTTCCAATCTAATTCTTTTGCTGGTTCAGCAAATGTCAATCCTCCATGAACTTCAACCGGAATTTCATCATAGTGTTTTCCATGATAAGGATGTCCTTTTGGAATGACAACATATCCGTTTCCCCAACCATGAGACATACCTGGTAGCCATGTGTTTTCTTTTACAAACGTTTTCATAATTTCTAATGTATTATATATTATAGTCGAAAAAAACGATTTATATTCCTTAACCGATTAAGATCCTCTTCCAGTTTCTTAATCTTTCTATTGCTTTTTACAATCGTTGATTTGAATTCAGAGGCGTACTCTTTTATCAGTTTTGCAATGTCTGACAAATTAAATCTTACGTCACATTCATTGCTATTCCAATCCGCAGGATGATCTCCGTATTTTTCTTTTAGAAAATCCTCTACTGTTTTCATAATTTCTAATGTATTAATTGTTTCACTAAATAATCTGCATCACTTTGTTTCATACTCCCTGGATCTCCTTCAATGTCAACTCTAAATGCATCCACACCACGAAACTTTAATTCAGCCACAATTTTAGCAGCTTGTAATTTGGCCTGAGGGTCGTCGTCGAAGCAGACTGCCACTCTCGTAAACGTAGTGGCGATGATCCGGACTTGTTTGGGTGTGTACTTGATCCCTGAAACGGCACAACTGCTGGTGCCCATTCTCCAGACGTCTGTAGGACCCTCAACCAATATACCTGTCTCTTTCCACTTTTCTTGTTTCCCATATAGTATTTCTTTATGTGGTATAAGTTCACGATCTTTTGGACAAGCCATGTATTTATTCAGGTGTTTTCCGGTTATGTCACGGCTGTCAAACGAAACCTGTTGTCCGTTCCAAATGAACGGGATGATAATACGATGTTTATAATCTATATGGTCAAGCCTACTGGCTGGACCAGTTCCTATTAACATCCATTCACGTTCAAGTCGTTCAGGATCAAATCCACGTTGCGTTAAATATTTATAATGTGATGCGAGTAGGGGAAGAGTACCACTTGGTAATCGATGTTCTACGATTTTTGTAATTACTCCTTCAGGTTTTTTTACACGTGGTACTCTTCCTCCATATTCACGCAGGACTTTTTTAACTTCTACCTCCGACATTTGCAACAAGCGGACAAGTGTGGATGCAACTGGGTGCCAACCACAACGCCAACAATAGAAATGTCCGTCCTCGACGTTATATCCGAGGTGATATCCTGGGTTGCCTGTACAGAAGGGACACTCCGTATTTACCCATCCGGGACGGGCGTGTTTATGTCCTTCTGTAACAAACTCCACAGTGTAATCACTGTAAAGTCGCTCGATGTCCATTATAAATCTTGTTGATATTTATTTAACCAATAACTCCCATTTTTAATCCTTGTATGTACATTTGGGTTTCCGTTTTCCATTTTATGTCGCTAAAGTCTGAAACTTTGCTTTTGCAGTCACGGTCATTTCCCCCAGCAGTTGTTCCTACAATCAGAGCTTTCCCAAGTATGGCGTATGCCCAATCAGGGAATATAAAACCACACATTGTTTCCTCGTAATTTAACCATGCCTCCTCGTCACAGTACATAACATCCCCATTGGGATATTGAATCGGAGCTTCTACCATGCTACAACCGATAGTATCATACAGAGCTTTAAGTCCTCTCTCGATTGTAACCTCTGTAATTTCCTTCTTTTTAGGATCAATTAAAATTGCTTTCATTTTGATGGTTTAGTTAAAGATCAATCTCTTTTGTGATTAAAAGTCGTCCTGAGTATCCTCTGCGTTTCAGTTCCTTTAGCAGATCATTTGTAGTAATGTCTGCAAGGGGTGATTTTATATCCAATCCATTGGTGTATGTCCTGTTTTCACGTCTCATACGCTTCCAACGATTAAAATCTGAAATAAGTGTTGATACCTGTTCATCGGACCATCGAACAAGATCTTTAAACTTCCATCCCTCAGGGATTGGAGTTAGTATTTGCTGATCTTTCATAAACGAGATGAGTGTTTGTGAAACACCAGCCGATTTTGCCTGAGCGGTAAGGTTGGTTAAGTAACCAGCCGATTCTTGTACCTCTTTCAGTCCGTTTAGGAACTGTGTGTACCTCTTTAATGTGTCTGTTCTGTACATTTTCTTAGGTTTTAAATTAAACATATTTACATTATACAAAAAATTTTTGGCATTCTACTCAAAAGCAATACAAAATGTTCTAAGGACCTCTCGCACTTCTTTGCGTGTAAATCCATTTTCAAATAAACAAACTCTCATTTTCCTACGTGCCTCTTTTTCTTTATACACGTCTAATTCCTGTGCAATGTTCAAAATTACTTCCATTGCATAATACAAATGAGGAGGGATGTTTTCATAAACATTCGTTACCGTTGTTTGTTTTGCATGACATTCTATGTCGTCACAAAGGACATACTTTTGTTTTCGTTTTACCTTTGCATAGTTTTTCAATCGGGACATTACAACATGCCACATGTAGGTAGATAATTTTCCTTTGTTTGGATCATAGGTTTTTAACCCTTGGTAGTAAGCCAACATCCCCTCTTGTAGTAAATCATCTAATTCCTCTCCTGTTGCACAATGGACAGTCCATGCTATTTTACGGATCAAATTAATATTCTCCATAATATTTTTATGTAGTTATAATTATGACCTCCTCGTCAAACAATATACTGTACTCTTTTTCCAATTCATCGTTTGAAAGTTTGGCAAAACCATTTGGCCCTCCATCCCTTATTAAACCTTCCAAGTAAGTTGTTTCTCCTTCTTGAATAAGTGCTTTCCAATAGTCCAACTCGTTTCGTACCAATTTTCTAATTGCTTCGTCCCTGCTAATTGCATTCATACAAATTTGTTTTTAAAAAGTTTTCTTTTTTGTCTGCGCCTCTACCCATCGGCGGAAGGCGATGCTTACATCCTCTGACGTCCAATTTTGTTCGTCTGCTGTTTCTTTTACATCCATTTCGACAAACTTTGTTATTTCATCTATATTATTTGGGATTTCCATACATAATTTATAGATGAACATGTGGATAAGTTCGTCTTCTATTTGTTTTTTAAATTTATTTTTCATCATCATTTTGTTTTTCGTACATTTCCATTATTTCTTTTAAGAGAGAACCCTGTTGTGTTTCCATTCCATCAAGGATAGAGTCTAAAATAATCCGTTTTTTGTCTAAGATGTTTACTATTTTTTCTTCAATTGTCCCTTTTGCCAATAGGTAATGAACCGTCACATTGTCACGTTGCCCTATTCTATGGCATCTGTCCTCAGCTTGTACCAATACACCAGGGGACCAGGGAAGCTCAATAAAGGCCACATTGCTTGATGCTGTTAGTGTGATGCCTGTTCCTGCTGCTTGAATGTTTCCAATAAAAAGACGTTTCTTTGAATCTTTTTGGAAAGTATCTACGGCTTGTTGTTTTTGATTTTCTGTCATACCTCCCTCCAAGCGTGCTGCAATTTCACCAAACTTATTGTAGAGTTTCTCTATAACAAACCGATGGGTGGCAAAGACAACTAACTTTTGCTCTACCTCTAAGAATTCTTGAACCCATTTTATCACTCCATTTAACTTCCCTTTTACAGCTAATTGTTTTAACCCCTCTGTCTTTGCAAAAGCAACGGCATTAGATGCCCTTCTTGCTGCCTCTAACCCTTTTTGTTCCAATACAAAAGCAATATAATCCCTTTCCGCTTTTGCATACTCATCTGAATTGCTTAATTCGATTGGTATAAATGAATATGTTTTTGGAGGAAGTTCCGTAAGAACGTCCCGTTTCAAACGACGTATCATTATTGACGATGTGAGTATTTGATGAAGTTCACGTGTGTTTGAAGCCCCGTTTACATCCAAACCAAAACCTGTATGCTTTGCATTGCAGTAACGATTAACGAAGTACCAATAGTCAGGAAATAAATAAGGGTCTATAATTTTTAGTGCATTGAAAGCCTCAATTGGTCGATTTATGATGGGAGTCCCGCTGAGAGCAATAATGTGTGACATCCTTTTTGCCAATAACTTCACTGCACGTGTGCGTTGTGCACGATTGGATTTATAATAATGACACTCATCTGTTATTAAAATTTGTGGGTTTAATCTTAACAATTCCGATACCCAATATTGAAGTATGTCATAATTAATAATAATAATCTCCAAGTCTTTTTGTAATATGTACGGAGTTGTCCCACTCAATACAGCCATTTTAACATTCCCGATCCATTTAAACGTTTCCCGCTCCCAATTCAATTTTAACGAGGCGGGGGTGACAATAATGACAGGACGTAGCTCAAGATGCAATTGTAACCAGGCTAATGCCTGAATAGTTTTACCCAAACCCATTTCGTCTGCGATTAAGGCACGTCCTTTGTTTCTCTCAATAAAAGCTACACCCAACTGTTGAAAAGGGTACAGCGTGCCCTGTAAGCCCGAAATCTCGGGTATTTTTATATTTGCACGAGCTTTGCTCTCATCTATGTATGCCTGTAATCTATCATCCAATTCAAATCCCCAATCTAACAATGTAGATAATGTTCTTACATACAACGGTGCGCTCCAACACTTTTGTTCGGCATGGTATTTCCGTCCGGCTAATGTTCTTACCTGATGTATGATTTCTACGTCGTATGAGAATTCGATTCGGATTATTTGTTTACCTTTTTCATCTTTTGCTAACGTTGCTTTCTTTTTCATTGACACGTATGGCTTTTTTGAAACGTATTTCATTAAATCTTGGATTGCCTGTTTTTGCAATCTCAATATAGGCTGCAATTAGTTCATGAATGTTTTTCTTTACATTGGGTGGAGCTTTTTGCAATTGCTCTGCAAAAGCCTTTGCCATTTTTTCAAAATCCTTTTTTGTGCTCATTTTTCTACATTTTTAATTGATACTAAAATTATAATTTATTTCTAATCATACAAATACTCTTTGTCGTCGTAGCTGCGGGCATCACGATCCTTTTTCCACTTACAGTTCCAACAATATACATACTCCCCTGCCAATAGTTCTATGCCACACATGGCACATTTACGTACAGGAGTGGTTGTTTTTGTCTTATCCTCCGTCTTGGTAATATTTCTACTCCAACTGCCATCCGTATTCCTTACCCAACCGCTCTGTTTCCAATCATCTTTGCGAACCCACATATTTGTCTCGTAATCCCACTTGTGGTCATCATAGTATTTTGAGTTCCATTTACCAACGTATGTGCTACCAGCCCTTCCCCATCCGCTATACGTACTGGTGACAGGTAATTGGTACTCGTACCGTGTTCGCAGTTTACTCAACTCCAAACACGCCAGGAAGCTATTATACAATTCATTTGTATCAACGTACTCCTGTGCAGAGTGGTGACAATAGTACCCGCATGAGATATTAAAACAGCTGATACCAATTTTTACTCGAGACATTACATTAAAAGCATCTGTAAACATACCGCTATTGGATGAAAATCCAAATTTATCCAATACCGGTGTAATTGCCTTGCGAAATGCCTTTGAAATTGTTGTGTCTCCACAGTAATCATCTACAAAGTCTTTGCCATTCCAACGGTCTATACCACCCAGGAAGGCACAATCACTGAAGAACTCTTTGTCTACGTTTCCAGAACCAGTTCCTCCACTTTCTTCTTGTGAGAAGAACACAACCTTTATGTTATCTACAACTGCTAACAGCTCAAGGCAAACGACTATTCCACACTTATCATCCCCTCCTATTCCAACACGGGCGTCTGCGTCGTCTTTTGCATATAAATAAACTCGGTTGTTTGTCTTTGCTTTCTCTACCGACACGTTGAAACCGTTGTGATACATATGAACGGTATCTAAATGGGCACAGAAGCAAGGACGGATGCCACTGCCTTTATCCACCAGGATGTTCCCATAATTATCTATCGTGTAAGAGATGTTTTGGGCTTCAAGTAGGTGAATAATGTATAATGACATGGAAGTTTCATTGTAAGACGTTGAAGGAATGCAAAATACATCCAATGCTCTGTCTAACATTTCCTCTGGCATTATTGGTGCCAAGTCATTGGGTTCAAATTGTTGATTGCTTGCACTCATTATCGCATCCTCCTTCTAACTGATGGACCTTCCGGTTCCGGTGAAGCAATAGCATACCAATCACTGGAGGTGTAGTGTACATTGAACATTCTCCTCCAATCTGGTTCTACCATTTCTGTTACTGGTTCCGGTGAGGGATTTATTTCCAGCAAATCCCACAACCGTAACTGCTCCCGCATATCATACCCAATCGGAGTAGGCTCAACATCTACCATTGGTGGAGGACAGTGTGGCCTAAGATGATCATGTCTTGAATAATAGCTCAAAGCCTCCGCTTGGCATTTTTTGCACGATGCCTTGAAGCCTTCAAATACTCCTGATATTCGATTTCCACACAATGTGCAAGGTGTGGTATATTTATGCAGGCACTCTTTGCATATTGGTCTACTTAATGTCTTACCATCAACTTTCTCTCGAGTTGCAAAATACTGTCTTGGATGCCTTTCGTTACAATATGAGCATACCGGCCAGTCATCTGCACAAATAGGGCAGTACCAGGTACCACTTGGTTCGTGATATACACAATCTTCTGTGAAATGTATATTGTTACATCTCTGACACCTGCTTAAATTAAGGCGTCCAGCACATCGCATACAATGTCGCTGCGTCTTCCCGTCTAATGTATGAACTATCATTACATTGGCCTGATGCATTACTCTATGACACCCCTTACATTTTACCGCAAGTCTGTCATAACAGTGCAGACAATACGTTTGCCCCTCCAGGTTCTTTGTCTTGCCTTCAATTAGTCTACATCCACAGTCTGGGCATCTTGCCATAATGTGAATTGTACTGCCATAACATTGTTGTATTTCACCGATAAAACAATCATCATCTTCGTCATAATAGTTCGTTAGATACGCAATGTTAGAACCTGGTTCTTTACGATGCAGGTACGCAAGAGTGTCCATGTAGGGACTGCCCGTATGTTCTAAATAGTCTATTGCCTCTTCCGATAGCGGTGCGGTATATAGTTGAATATCACTGCTCCCTTTATAGACAATACTACTGTTTCCAAACTGTCGCCATGCCCAATCGTTTTCCTGTGCAATTTCAATCATTTTTGCAATGTGTACATCCGTGCCATAGATCCGGTCTAAGAACGTTATCTCCTTCCCTTGTCTACTCTTTGTCGTCCAAAGCAGAGCACGAAATAATACACCCTCTGCCAGTGTCTTGTAAAGGATCTTTACGTCAGGGATGGTATCATAAAACCCTGAAAAGTGACGGCAACCGTGTCCACTGCCCGGTCGCATACATGAGCTTGTCAAGTATCCACTTTGGTAGTGTACGGGCAATTGATAGATTTCAGAAGGGGTGTCTGAGATTTCGTATGTCATCTCAGCATTTTGTCCCTGAATACTTGCAGTAAACAACTCTGCTGCACGAGCGAGTATTTTCGTCCGTTGTTCACCTCGTACCGTAACACCTTCGTTGTCAGATACATACATATAATCGGAAAACAGCAGGAAAAATCGTCCAGGTTTTAACTCCTGACGTCCCTCTTTCCGCCATTGTCCCGATTCATTTAAGGGTTGTTTACCCTTCGTTATCGGCCAGCATGTTATCCTATTCTGTTTGTTGTAACAGAAATAGTTAAACTCACTAACCTCCATGCTGAGTGTTATATCCCTATCAGTAGAATCCAAAGTCGAGATACGACTTGTCACGTGATAGGTTTCACCGGCTAATTTTACGGCAATGTCTTGCCGCAATAGAGGTAATAGTTTTCGGCTCACTATTACCATGTTTCCGTAGTCCATTTCTCTGTGTCCATTTTTTGAGGTTTGGTTCAACAAATGTGCTGTCTGATTAACAGCATCGAGCCGAAGCAGGACTCGAACCTACTTCTACACTCCATAGTTCGGCTATTTCATAGGAACGTTCATTTTTCCTCTACAGAACGCTTCCTCCCAAAGGGCAATTACTTTTTCTTCCCAAACGACGTAAGGGAGTTCTACAACGTTCCATACATCTGCACTTTTTAGAAAGCGAGCATTCTCTTTAGTCCAATTATCAGCTTCGTCTTTAGTGTTAAAAGGACCAAAATAGGTTAGACCAGCATACAAATCGTGATGCCAGTGTACAAACCAGGCTCTGTTTACATTGATTTTTGTTTCCATTTCTGATTTAGTTTGATTTATAATAGGATGATTGTAATTAAGATTGCACAATAGATCACGAATAGCTTCCAAAACGTTGTTTGGTCTTTGGTTTTATTTTTCATGTCAGTTTCTTTTTGAAAGTGTCATTTCTTTTCTAATCATTTTTGCTTCTTCCATTAGCAAATTCGATTCAAGCATCAGTGCAGCAGCTTTGGAGACAAACTGTATGAATCTCTCACGTTGCTTGGGGTCATCTACGTCACGTTTCATTTGTATGACGCACAGTTTGAGGGCAAAACCTATTTCTGCCATCCTTTGTTGAATTTCAAGTAGTCTTTCCATTTTATCGTTTCAATTTTGGTGTCGTAAACTTTTCCAGCACACATTCCGGACGATCATATCGTACATTTGCCGTCTGTCGTGCCGTTACATTGGTTGAGTAGACAATGTAAATCCATCTTCCCAACGTATCATCCCAACGTTTCAGCACTCCACATTTTGTGCAGATGTACTGAATGTGATGCCAGGGATTTGGATCCCGTTCCCATTTGTGCTGTAAGACTTTTAGCATTGTTTCTGCCCTTTCTTACATTTACATTCTTTACACGGAGTCTTGCACTGACAAGACCGGAGTTCTGTTAGCTTCCGTATGGCATCGGCTATGTAGACAATGCCATAATAGTCCATTGTGGTTTCGATTTCATCCAATGAAAATTCAATCTGTTTTGTGTCCATCGTTTTTGAGGTTTTGATTAAACATCATTTGTAGTCCCGAGAGGAGTCGAACCTCTGTTTTTGACCTGAAGAGTCAACGTCCTTAATCCGTTAGACGACGGGACCGGCGAGTTATTCCTTCAACAATTTTTCGACCAGTGCTTTTTGCTCTTCACGCAATCGTATTATTCGGTCGATTACAAGTCGAATTTCATATAGCTCCTTGAGCGAGGCATAATGGAGCATTAATTCAAAGTCTTCCATTCTTTTGGTTTTTCATTTCACGTTCCAATTCTTTCACGTTTTGCAGGTCCCTTCCTGTAAATCCCTCAGGCAGACGCAATGTCCTCCGACCTTTGGGTTCGGATAGACGTTTTGGATGGTCGTTCTGATGGATGCGTTCTGTGATTTTGGCAGCCATTACGGCCAAAAGTTCACGTTCTACCAATCGGTTCATCGTGATACGTGTTTTTGGGTTTCATACAGTCCCCAAATCATCATTGCAATAAGTCCGGCGAAACCCACCAGGGCCAGGTGATAATTGTCAGTCATCAATCCGGCGCAAAGTATGGTCGGAGGCAGTGCCATTGTAATGGCGATCAATTTGTTTTTCATCACATTAACGGTTTTTGATTAAACATTGAGCGGAGCGGAGTAAACTCCGGTCCCGGCTTTCACGGGACTGTCCCTGGCTGTTTATCATCCTCTCGCCCCTGTTTCCATCCCTTTTTGTTCTTCCTCTTTTTGCTCTTCCCTCTCTTCCCCTCTGCCTGGCATACGGGGAGGGGAGGGGAGGAGGGGTGAGGGAACACCGAAACCTCCCATCTGAGGGAGGCGTCGGTGCTAAATTTAGGTCCCTTACTACTTAATCAGCCCAAAAGTCCTGAGGGTGCAAATCACGTGAGGGTAAATGAAGGCGGTCTCACGGAGGTTGGTCTTGCCCGTTGGGTTCTTCTTCAGGTAAAGAGCGTCGGCCTTCTCTACAATTGCCTCCTTGTTCAGCTCCTTCCCCTTATCAATCCACTCCTTGCAGATGGTCGCAATTGCGGTCGAGCGGGAAAAAACGTCGCCGGAAGCGGTCCGTCCTTCTTTTTTGAGCTTCTCATAAATGGCTGAGGCCTCCATTACAAGTTCCGAGAGGTCCTTACCAGGGTGTTCGGCCTGAGCCTGTTCGATAGCCTTGAGAGCTATTGCGCTGAAGCGAGCCTTCGGTGCCTTCGGTTCAGCGGTCTTCGTTGTCTGTTCCATCGTAATATAGTATTAATTAAACAATACTTAAAAGTAAACAATATATCCGACACCTGCAAATAAAAACTGTTAAAAAATGTTAAAAAGCAAAAAATAATTGCAACCAAAAAACAACCTGCACCGGCGCAAAAAATACCTTCCCCGTCCCTCAGCCGCAATATTACACCTGCAAAGGAAAAAGAGGGAACAGGCATGGCACAAAGGTAACAAGGCAATAGGGCAATATAATGTAATGCCAGGCACAAAGGTAACAAGGTAACAAATATAGGGGACAGGGGATGTCAGGTATGGCAATATGGTAACAAGGGACTAAAATAGTAATATGGCAATATGGCAAAATTGATCGGGGATGTCAGGCATGGCAATATAGCAAAATTGACCGGATCCGTCGCATCCCGTCCCGACGCC